AGGAGTATGTCGTGATGAGATAGCAGGAGCAGGGCAAAAGATAAGCAAAGTAGATGGTCAAATATTTGAATGTACCGCTACTATCTATGCTCCGAAAGGAACGCCTACCATAACAGCAGGCGCCACGGTTCAGGTAGTAGATGTTGAGGGAAATATTCGCCTCGAAAAGCAAGTGATACGATTTTCAAGAGATTATTTCCATTGCCGTATATTCGTATGATAACACCACAATTCACCCCTAACGATATAGAGCGTATGCTACAGCAGAAAATAGCCAAATACGAAGAGAAAATCGTTCGTATCCTTCGTATTGTAGGTGAAAAGTGTATCAATGAAGCGCGTGAGTATGGTAGCTATCAAGATAGAACGGGTAACCTTCGCTCATCAATTGGGTACATTATTTTGAAAGATGGCAGCCCTATTGAGAAAGGAGGGTTTAAAATCACTAAATCAGGAAGTGATGGACAAAAAGAAGGAGAAGCATTCATCAATAAAGTAATATCTCAATATCCAAAAGGGTTTGTGCTTGTAGTGGTTGCAGGAATGAAGTACGCAAGCTATGTAGAAGCTCGTAATTACAATGTACTTACTTCTGCTGAACTCTTAGCAGAGCGGGAAGTTCCTAAACTCTTAAAAGCATTATCACAATGAAGAAAACAGCCTCACAAATAGAAGCCGACCTATATAAGTACTTTAAGGATAAGATAAACCCTCTTATCAATGGGCAAACATACCGCTCAGGAGTACGCCCTTTGAACTCACAAAAAGAGGATTGTGTAATATCATTCCTTACTGGGTTAGACGGTCAATACCAAATGGGGGTGATTAACATCAATATTTTTGTCCCTACAGTCAAAAATAACGATAATCAGTATAGGAAAAACTTTGTACGTTGTGAAGCTATCGAGCAGGCTCTAATGCCTATCATTGAGGAGTCTAAAACATCCCTTCGTAACTATAGGCTAACATTGCACCAGCTCATACAAACCTTTGAGGACACAGATATTAAGCAGTTTTTTATCAACGCAAAAGTAAAATTCAGATATAACACATTTAATAATTAAAGATTATGGCATTTATAGACAATAACGCCACTGCTTGGGGCGAATTAGAATTTAAATTTGGAGTACCAGGAGCTGCAGGTGCTATGGGTACTGTACTAAAAACGTTAGGTATCGTCAAAGAAGATAGTTTTTCTTTCGAGACAGAAGACGGCAAAGAGTTAAAATGGACAGCCATTGGTGGTAAAATCATCGACCAAATGAAAAGCGAACCCACCCTGAAAGTAAAATGTACCGTTAAAAACCTTAACAAGGCATTGCTTTCTGAAATTTGGGATATTGAAGAGTCAGGAGATAAACTCATCATCAAGTCTTTTGTCTCTACTAAAAAGTTTTCTTTCTCTATTGTTCCTAAAGTATCAGGAGCCGAAAAAATTGATATGTTCTACTGTACAGTAAGCGGCAAACTCAACTACACAGGAGATAGTGGCTACAATGTAGATGTAGAAATCACTATCCTTAATGGTGGTAAAGGATTTTTGTCAATCGAAAAAGTAGCGTAACCTATGGGAGAAAAAGTAGCACAAACCCTACTTGAAGAACCTACAACAGTAACCATCGAGGGCGAAGCGTATCAAGTCGCTGCGCCCTCTATTTTTACCCTCGTAAGGGCTTCAAAGTACATCAGCAAAATACCCACCGACACTATTAATGAGACTAATATATTAGGCTCAATCATACACAATGCCGAAGAGTATGAGAATATAGCGTGGGCTATAGCAGTAATCCTATTAGGCAATCATTTTACCGAAGTAGTTACCTATCCTAAATGGCAATTTTGGCGTAAAAACAAGAACGTAACCAAAGGCGAAATGCTGGCAAAAAAACTCATTAACACCCCCATTACTGAAGTATCTGCAGCGTTCTTTAATATGTTAGCACAAATGGATATACGCCCTTTTTTCGTTATTACCACTTCCCTCAAAGGAATGATGATAACCAAGCCGACGAAGGAAGTGGAGAACGAAACGACAGCATCTGGGGACTTGTAGGCTCATTCGCTAAACAGTACGGACTCACCTTCGATTACGTGCTTAAAGAAATAAGCTATGCCAATGTAATGCTTTACAGTGCCGTTATCCCCTCTTATGATTATGATAAGGATAAAGATACAAAAAAAGCACCTCAGAAATCAGAAAAACATACCAATTATGGGGACTTTCTCAAAGGAATGAAACAATTCACCCAATAATGCGAGATTTACCCACAATCTCGCATTATCACTATAAAAACTAAATCATATGCAAACTAATGACGGAAATTTGGTCTTTGATGTAAAAGCAAATTACGAAGGGCTACAAAAAGATGTCGAGGCTATCAAAAAGCAATTCGAGCAAATGACACGCAAAGCCGTTGAAGAGGGCAAAAAGCAAGCCGATGTATGGCAAACCCTCCTCAAAGGTGCAACCGCCTATTTCACACTACAAGGGGCACAATCATTCATTAGTCAAATGGTAGCCGTACGCTCCGAATTTCAGCAGCTCGAAATATCTTTTGGCACTATGCTCAAGAGCAAAGAAAAAGCCAACGAATTAATGGCACAACTCACCGACCTTGCTGCTAAAACACCCTTCGGATTACAAGAAGTATCTGAAGGGGCTAAGCGCTTACTTGCTTTTCAGGTTCCTGCTGAAGAGGTAACGGAAACGCTTAGGCGTATGGGCGATGTAGCTGCTGGATTAGGCGTACCTATGGGACAACTCATTCACGTATACGGGCAAGTGAAAGCACAAGGAAAGCTAATGACCAACGACCTATACCAGTTTATGAATGCCGGTATTCCTATTATAGCCGAATTGAGTAAGGTAGTAGGTAAGAGCGAAACCGAAATCAAAGATATGGTATCAGCAGGCAAAATAGGCTTCACCGAAGTACAAGCCGTTATCAAGAATATGACCAACGAAGGCGGATTGTTCTTCAACCTAATGGCAGAGCAAAGCAAGTCGTTAGGCGGACAAATATCCAACCTGCAAGACAACTTCGACCAAATTCTCAACGAAATAGGCAAAGCCAGCGAAGGAGTCGTATCAGGAGCTATTAGCGGAGTAGCCTATTTAGTAGAAAACTACCAAACACTCGGCAAAATCATCGCAGGGCTCATCACCACCTACGGAGCTTACAGGGCAGCAATCATCGTCAATAATACCCTCGTAGCCCTCAGCACCCAGCTTACTAATGGCTGGACAGTAGCACAACTCGCCCAATACAGAGGGCTTTTGCTGTTAGAGAAAGCCCAAAAACTCCTCAATGCCACTATGCTCGCCAACCCCTACGTATTTATGGCAACAGCAGTAGCCGCATTAGCCGCAGCAATGTTTGTCCTTACCGATAGAACTTCATCTGCCGAAAAAGCACAAAAACGCCTTAATGAAGAAAGGGAAGTTGCTATGGCTAAAGAGCAAGAGCACAAACAGCATATCGAGGAACTTATCGATACCGCTACCAACCAATACCTTGCCGATACCGATAGGCGCAAAGCCCTTACAGAACTTGCAGGAGCTTACCCACAAATATTCGCAAAATACGATATAGAAAACATCAAACTTGCCGATATTCTGAAGCTCAAAAAAGAAATAGCCGATTTCGACGCCAACAATGCACGAACAGAACGCCAAACCGACTATTCCAAGAATAAAGAATACGCCAAAATATTGTACGATATAGGTACAAAGCAAGGCAGCAAAGGCTTTGACGAAATAGCCAAAGGCTCAGACCTCGACAGAATAATTACAGAGAAATTCGGCAACCATTGGCGCACCTTTGGAAATTATAGCGAAATATACGCCTACTTCAATGAAAAACAAAAAAACGCCAAAAAAGAACTAAAAAGCGATGCCCTCAGCGATTGGACAGCTAACCTTAAAAACCAATCTGAAGACGACCTTAAAAAACAATTAGAGCAGCGCAAACGCCTCATTGCCGACCTGCAAAATCAAGAAAAAGAAGGCAAAAAATGGGCTTCACACGGTGTAAAGTTTGGCGAGGAGTGGTACGCTTTCAATAAAGAAGAACTACAAGCACAAGCACAAGCCATACAAGCGCAATTAGACCACCTTCACGAAAAAACCTATAGCTATACCGACCTTTCAAAGAAGTATGCAACAGCTGTAAAAAACGCTGAAAAAGCCCTCGCTGATATTACCAGTAACAAGGCAGGATACAAAACCGAAACAGACTATCAGAAAGCCGTTTCCGAAGCAAAGGAAAATATCAAGCAAGCTAAAAAGGTGTATGATGACTTCACAGTAAAGCCGTCTAAAACCAAAAAGGAGAAAACAAAAACAGAGTTCGACACCGAAAAAGCCAACAGAGACCACCAGCGACAAATCCAAGACGACCTATTTAGGCAAGAAGAAGCCCGCATCAAGATAATGCAAGAAGGGGCTGAAAAACGCCTTGCTATCATACAATTAGAGTACGACAAGCAAGAAGAGGAGATAAGGAGGCGTTCGCAAGACCAGTTAGCCGCCTTTATTGAGAACGAAAAACAAAAAGCTGAAGCGCAAGGAAAATGGAAAAAAGGAAAAGATTTTGACACCAACACCGAAGCCATCAATGCCGAGAAATCCCGCCTTGCCGAAAACGAAAAGACACTTTTAGCCTCCAATGCCGATTACCAACGCTTTCAGCAAGAACAAGTGTATAAGGACTTATTAGAAAAGTATAAGACTTATGAGGAAGAAAAAAACAAAATCTTTGAAGAGTTTGAAAAAGACAGATTAGAACTCGAAAAGAACAATGTTAATGGTCAGAATGATGAGAGAATAAAGGAGCTTTTAAAAAAGAAAGCAAGAAAGGAATTAGAATTTAAGATAAAGGAAGGCGCTATAGGCGATGATATAGGAGTTTTATTTACTGACATAAACAAAAAGACTTCTAAACAAATTGATGAGATGGTTAAAAAGGCGGAGGAAGCCTTTGATTCCTTTCAAAAGCTATTTCAAGGTTCTGACGACCCTGAAATCCTAAATCTTTTAAAGAATATACGAGAAGGTATTGACAGTGCTAAAGAGAAAGCCGATGAAGCGCGCCCTTATTTTGAACGATTGGGGAAAAACTTCAAAAAAGCCTTTGGGAAGAATAGAGAAGATGGAGATGGTGGTGAAGGGCAAAATTATGAAAGACAAAGAGCGGTATCATCTATTGCAAAAGACATAGACAATGCTCGCGAGGCTATGGGTGTGCTTACTGATATGTTTAAAGCTTTGGGTGATGCTATGGATAATAAAAACCTTAAAGAATTTGCCAAGACCCTAAACGAAATAAGCAATATTATAGATAAAACAATGAAAGGTGCAGAGGTTGGAGGTAAAATAGGGAAAGGAGCTGGGGCTATTATTGGTGCTGCAATAGGATTAACAACTGCTATTGCTCAGAATGTTGCTGCGCACGAAAAGAAGCAAAGGGAGGAAATTAATAGTCTAATGCTTAATAAGATAGAGCAACAACGCACTTACAACAATCTACTTTTTGAACAGAATCTACTCCTTAAAAAAGAATCTTCTGTATTTGGTGAAAAAGAAATTGCCAAGGCTGTAAATTATATGGAACTATATAGGCAAAAAACTAACGAAGTACAGAGTAAAATCAAAAATGGGGTTCTTGGAAACATAAATATACAATCTGGGTATATAAATCATAACTACGCTCAAGACGCATTAAAAAAAATCTCAAATGGGATAGCATCTCTTTGGGGAGGTGGTTCTGATGAGGGAACATCAAGAAAAGTATATTCTTCAATAATAAGCCAATACAAAGACTTAATAAACGAATACGGGAGACTTAACCTGTCCAGAGCAGAAAGTTTATTAACAAGTGAATTTGCTTCTGAAGAACAAAAAAGAGCATTACAAGACCTAATAGATTTAGAAAAACAGGCTCAGAAAGCAGGGGAAGAGTTAGATAAGTACTTAGAAAGTACTTTTGGTCAGTTAGGAGGTGACCTAATGAATGATATTGTAAATTCTCTAAAAGACGGAAAAGATGCTTTTGTAGAGTTCGGTAAATCAGCGGGGAAAGTGTTAGAAAAACTACAAAAACAAATGCTTTTTGAAATCCACTTTTCAGAGAGATTTAAAAAGTTTCAAGAGGAAATAAAAAGTGTTTACAAAAAAGGTGGAGACTCACAAAGTGTAGCCAAGGAAGTGAACACTCTCACTAGTAATTTTGTGCAATCAATGCGTAGCAATGTAGAGAATGCTACACGTGATTTTAAAACCTTTCAGGACGAATTGCAAAAGAACGGCTTATACTCAGCAACTTCAGATAGGAAATCTGTAGAAAAAGGTTTTGCACGTATGAGCCAAGACAGCGCAGATGAACTCAATGGGCAATTCAGACTGCAAACTCAATTGAGTGCTGAGATAAAGAATACAGCAATACAGACAGCTAACTTTATAAAGGAAATGCATCAATCTATGCAAGTTTCATCAGCAAAACAATTACAGCACCTTGCAGGAATTGAAACAAACACTTACAAGCTACACAAGATAGAAATGGATATTGCCAGCGTTAAAACTATTCTCGGAAACATTGATACCAAAGGAATAAAAATGCGTACATAGAAAAAGCCCCTTAATGGGGCTTTTTTATTCTTCTATATATTTCATATTGATTACTTTTATATTTTTATCAAATTCAAACAAATACTCTCCTAATATAGTACCTCCATAGGTGTTTTTACTCCTAAACTTATGTTTCATTTTCCATCCCACAAATTTAGGTTTAAAATCATCCATTGCTTTTTTCAAATATGAATTGTATCTTTTTAAAGATTCCAACTCTATTTTTTGTAATTTAAAATTCGTTGCAGCACCTACTACATACTTATTAGGTTCAGCTTCTATTTGAGCTAAAATAGAATTTGCAGATGCTATCATTCTATCTATACGTTCATCACTTTCATTTACACTAAGGTCTAATCCTAATTCTTTTAATCTTTGAGTACAATTATGTACTCTATCAAATTCCACATTAAAACTAAAATCATCTTCAATAGATGTAAAAAGACTATCTAACTTAGAATATCTAACAGGTTCGTATGATTTGTAATCATCTAAATTTTCCCTTAAATAATTTCTAATTGCGACCTTCGCTTTTTCAAATCTTGTTTGCGCATTTATTTCACTCCCCATAGCGAGCACTGCCATTAGTAATAATACAATTCTTTTCATTAGTTATTGGTGTTTAAATATTAATACTTAGTTTCTTCAGGCGCTCCCTGTCCTTTTTAGCCTTATTCACTTGGTAGATAGCCGTTGTGCTTTGGTTAGTGTGCGAAGCCAAAAGCATTGCCGTATCGCTATCTAAATTATCAAGCATATAGTGCTTAAGGGCGTAAAAATCAGCTTCAATACCTAATTTATCTTTTACGTGTCGCTTCCAAAAACGTGTTACAATCTCGGTATGCCCCATTTTCTTGTTAGGGATGAAATCAAGTGCAAAAAGATAGTCGTTAGCACTTTTGCATTTGCTGCATATCTCTTTCCAAAGTTCTAATGCAGGGCCAAGTATCACCTTTGTACAGCGTTTATACTGACCGCCTTTTTCAAGCAGTATTACAAACTCCTGCTTATCCAAATCTACATCTTTGCGTTGTAATCTGAAAAGTTCGGTATTACGCGCCCCTGAATATAGGAAGATCATCATATACCTATAGAAGTCAGGGTTTATAAATCGCACGTGGTTTTTTACCCTTGTTAGTTCCTCTTCAGTAAGTATGGTGCGAGCTTCTTTTATCACCTTTTTAGGGTATATATCTCTTGTTATATTAGCCTCGCAGCATTCGTACTCTATAAGCTCACGGAATAGGCTGGAAAAGTATATCACGAACCTATTGTAATACTTGTCGGATAGTCGCAACCAGTCGAGCATTCGCTTCAAATCTACCCTACGCAAATCCTTTATTTTGACCGTCTGCAAATCGAGGGCTTCGCACGCCTTTTCAAGTCTATTGATAGCGCATTGTATTTCGTATAGGTGTTTTTTAGTACCTACTTTTATTTCCAATGCACGTCTAAAAGCCTCGATAAAGTGCAATTCAGGATATAGCCCCTCTTTATGTACTTGCACGTACTTTTTGAGTATGGGATTATAGCCAGCATCAAGTTGTTTAGGAATGTTTTTGAGCAAGAATGATACCATTGCCTTGCGCTCTTCTACTGTAGTTGGCTTGTTAGCCTTTTTTCTATAAGGAAAGCCCTTAGGATATTTCTTATCAAAACGAGGGTCGAAGAATACGCATTGCACGTACCAATCCTTCTCAAGGTCTTTTTTAGTAGCTTTTTGCCAGTTGGCAGGGGATACCCATAGTTGGGAATAGCTACACCCGTCGAGTGTTTTTACTACCATAATGTAATTATTTTAGATTGCCGTTTACCTTGTCGTTTTAAGATAATTACAAATGGATTTCCGTACTAAAAAATAAAAGGTAACGCTTTGAGTGGAAGTGCGTTACCTTTTTTGCTCCCCCTACTGGACTTGAACCAGTGACCCTCTGATTAACAGTCAGATGCTCTAACCAACTGAGCTAAG